AATGTTTATTATACTACTTATGGCTGATAAAGATATTTTAGTTATTGGGAATAAAGTATATTCACCAGAGACGTGCATTTTTGTTACTAGGGAAGTTAACGCTTTATTAAATAGGAATAAAGCGGCAAGAGGCGAATTCCCACAAGGGGTAAGGCGCAGAGTTAACGGAATAATAGTTGCTGAGATGATGCGTTACGGTAAGAAGATACATATAGGCACATTTGACAGCGTAAAAGACGCATCAATAGCTTATAACAAAGAGAAATATAGATATATATCAGAAGTGGCTGATACACAGGCTCCAATCATTAAAAAGGGTTTAATGAGGCATGCCGAAGCTTACCTAAGAGGGGTAACTGATGAGTAATATTAAAGAACACAAGTGGAGCGATGAGAATTTATCATACATTTCCAACCATAATGACGAACTGCAACTCCATAGCGATGATTCAGAATACCCTTTCTCATTAGATAAATCTGATGCAATAGCAATCGCTAAACACTTCAACCTACTAATCACAGAAATGCCGCTAAATGAAACCGTTGAACAATTCGATGGGTTTATGTGTGAAGGTGGTAATTAATGGCAGGCGGAAGACCAACATCGTATACCAAAAAGTTAGCAGCAAAAATATGTTCTCAAATATCTATAGGGAACTCACTGCGTAAAGTTTGTTCTCAGAAATCAATGCCTAGCACACAGACTATTTATGTTTGGTTTAGTAAGCATTCAGAGTTTGTTGAACAATACGCGCGAGCTAAGCGGGATTCAGGCGATTCAGACGCTGATAAAATAGAGGAAATAGCTGAGAAAGTTCTATCTGGCGAGTACGAACCAGCAGCGGCAAGAGTGGCTATAGATGCATTCAAATGGACCGCATCAAAGAAGATACCTAAGAAATACAGTGAAAAGATGATCAGTGAGCATACTGGAACCATCAACCTATCTAATTTATCAGACGAAGAGCTAGACGCAAAAATCAAACAGTTGTCGCAAGGCGAATGACCAGCGAGAAAATAGAACTAATCGGATTGCTTGAAGAGTCAAAGCGGAGAAAGGCTGAGACTCTTTACTTAACTGTGTTTAACTCCTTCTATCCGTGGCAAAGAGAGTTCGTTGAAGCGACAAAAATATATCACGAGTGTTGCTTGTGTGCAGCCAACCAAATCGGTAAGACGTATTCAGGAACGGATATTGATGCCATGCACTTGTTAGGCGAATATCCGGATGACTGGGGTGGTCACGAGTTTGACTTTGCTCCCATGTGTTGGGGTCTTGGTTACTCGATGGAAAAAACAAGAGACCTACTTCAATCCGCTATATTTGGTAAATATCTAAATGGGGCGTTTGAGGGTGGGTTAGTTCCAAAGAGTAGAATATTAGGGTGGGAATCTGCCACTGGCACACCTAATTCTATGCGAACGGTTAGAGTTAAGCATAGGCTTGGAGAGTCGGAAATACAGTTTTGGTCATACTCTCAAGGTGCCCATGCGATCATGGGTGATGTGGTTGATTTTATACATGTGGATGAAGAGCCAAGAGACCAGACGATTAGACCACAACTGTTAACTAGATCTATCAATGGTGACAAAGGAAAAGGCGGGAGAATAATATACACGTTCACACCTGAAAATGGAAAGACTGAGTTAGTTAGTCAATTTATGGATGACCCATCAGCCGACCAGTTTTTTATGATGAAGGGGTGGGTTGATGCGCCGCACATGACCAAGGAGAAAATGGAACGCCTACTTGCTCAATATCCAGCGTATCAGCGAGATATGAGATCCAAAGGTATGCCGTTAATGGGATCAGGTTTAATCTATGAAGTTGATGAGAATATTCTTAAATGCGACCCTTTCGAGGTTCCCGATTATTGGTTTGTAATTAATGGAATGGATTTCGGTTGGGACCATCCACAGGCTCATATCCAATTAGTGTGGGATAGAGATGCAGATTGTTTTTACCTAATCAACGCATTTAAAAAGTCAAAGATTCAACCGTTCGAAGCTTGGCATGTCGTGAAACCGTGGGCTAAAAATGTCCCTACCGCATGGCCTCATGATGGATTGCAGACCGAGAAAGGCAGCGCTAAACAGCAGAAAGATTACTACAAGGAAGAAGGATTTAACATGCTACCAAGCCATGCAACTTGGGAAGATGGCGGAAATGGTGTCTGGGCTGGTATAATGGAGCTTAACAACTTGATGAAGACTGGCAGATTTAAAATAGTATCGACATTGGTTAACGTGCTGGAAGAGATTAGGCAGTACCATACTAAGACCACAGCAGACGGTAAGAGCGTGATAGTTAAGATTAACGATGATTTGCTTGACGCTATTCGATATGCTTACATGATGCGACGCTATGCAATCAGAGTGTGTGATTTGCATCCAGAACAATACCAGCACCAAGTTAACCGCGATACTGGAAGAGACAAAGGAACGGGCTACTAATGAACTGTGATGACTGTATTAAAACAAAAGACAAATCTTTAACTTATAAACGCTGTGAGCGATGTGGTAACTGGTGCAAGTTAGAGCCTCAAGAACTATCAAAAATTGCTAAGAGGAAACGATAATGGCATACGGTGAAGAGTTAGAAACAGCAGAGGTTGAATATTTAGCTGATTATGAAGCTGAAGAAAGCAAAGGCGAGTTAGAGCAAAATCTTGAAGAGGGTAATCTAGTTGATAAGCTAGAAGATAACACTCAAGCAACCTCTGACACTCAAGCGTTATTCGACAAAGCTAAAGCATCAATGGAGAAATGGCTTAAGAAATACAAGCGGGCTATCAACCTGGCAAAACTTCAAGCCATGAGTGGCGACCAAGAAATAACAGAGAAATCATTCCCATTCGAAGGCGCTAGTTTAGCAATGCTCCCATTCGTAACTGAGGCAATGCTAGATTTTAATTCGAGAGCTGCACCTGAATTAGTATGGTCTGAGAATATTGTAGCGGCTAAGATTTACGGCAAGGTGAAATCTAACGGCGCAGTACCTCAAGGGATGCCACAAGAGCAAGTTAGCCCTGAGCAACAACAAGTTATTCAACAGCAACTAGCAGAGCAGCAAAAGCAAGACGAGAATCGGCATGAAGACGACAAGGAAGCAAGAGCGGATAGAATGTCTGAATACATGAACTATCAACTGTCTGAAGAGATGCCAAACTGGAGAGATGAGCAAGATAAAAATCTAATGGTGCTGCCTTGTGTTGGCACAGCATACAAGAAAACTAGATTTGATTATGATAAGAAAAAGGTTTGCTCTGATTTATATCTAGCTGACCAAGTTATATTCGATATGAACTATAACAATTTCTATGATGCTCCTGATAAATTCATTGAACGAAAATATACACGCAACGAAGTAATCGGATTTATTCGCGGTGAACAAGAGTGGCAGCTAGAAGAAAGCAAGCTTGAAGATGACAAAGATAGCTTTGAATTTATCGAGGCTTACACTTGGATTGATTTGGATGATGACGGATTGAAAGAACCGTACTGTCAAATCATATGCACCGAGACTAATAAAACGGTTGCTCTATATCCTTACTACGATGAAGACACTATCAATTATAATGATGACGATGAAATAATTAGCATTGATAACGCTGAATGTTTCACGCAATACCGATACTTACCAGACATTGAAGGCGGTCCAATGGGTATGGGTTGGGGCGTATTGTTCGGGCCTATGTTTGATTCAATTAATACCAACCTAAGACAGTTGATTGATGCGGGTACGCTTTCAAACGCTTCGTCTAACAGTGGATTGATAGCTATTGATACCGTTGGTGGTATGGGTAACTCGTTACAATCTGGACCTCTTGAAGTGATAATGGGGCAATTAACCCCTATTAACGTTAGAGGTGGAAACCTAAGAGACAGCGTTTTACAAATGCCATTTGCAGGACCATCAACCACGCTATTCTCACTAATGGAGTATCTAGTAACATCGGCAAGGTCTATGACAAATGCCAGTGTTAATATTGAGTCAGTACCAGGTGAAGCGGCAGCGCTATATATGGCAAGACTCAAGCAAGGGTTAAAAGTTCCTAACAGTATAACTATGCGCGTATATTCAGCAGCTAAGAAAGAGAAACAGAAGATTGCACTGTTAAACTATAAACATCATGATTCTGAAAAGTACAATCGCGTACTTGACGAAGAAACTGAATTCAATATGAAGGATGATTTCAACCCTAAAGATTGTGATATAAGAATGGCAGCAGACCCCGCGCAAGGTTCAGACATTGAGCGAGTGCAAAGGGCTGAAGCTGTATTAATGGAAGCTAAGACGCAACCACAACAAATCATTAACTTACGAGCT